GGGGGGCCAAGTTTGCTGCAGGTATCAGTGAAGAAATGGAAGCACCAGTGGGTCGAGGTGGAAGGGCTGGTTCAGCTAGAAAATTACTAGCTGGTGGTGATGCTAATGTGATTGCGTTTGTGTTTATGAAATTTATAATCAACGGAATCTCAATCAAGTATGGGACCCTCCAAAGCATCGTAAAGAAAGCTGCTGAACAGGTGGAAGATGAGTTCAGGTTGGCTGACCTGCGTAAGCAAGATGCCAAACTTTGGAAGCGTCTTGTCGATGCCTCTACTAGAAAAGAGGGACACTGGAAAAGGACAGTAATCATCAACGCAATGAATGATGAGACTGCCAAAGGGACGATTGAAAACTGGGACGCATGGACACAGGCACAACTCATGGCTCTTGGTTCTAAACTGCTGACCATCCTGATTGATACTGTCGGGTTAGTCCAAATCACAACAGAGTCTAAAGGTAAGAACAACACAGTCAAAAGGCTGGTTGCTACACCTGAGACATTGGCATGGATTGATGAGAGAAGTTCTCGCATTGGACTAACTGCACCTCAGTACAAACCTCTGGTTATTCAGCCTCGGGATTGGACTTATGAAAACCTCAATGGTGGTATTTATTACTCACACTTTTGCAGACCTGTCAGGTTTGTGAAGACCAACAACAACAATTATATGGATGAGCTAAAGTCTAGTGAGATTGATGTCATTCTGCATGGTGTTAATGCTATGCAGAAGACTGCTTGGTCTGTCAACACAGACATACTAAACCTCATCAATGAGATGTTTGAACTGGGTGTTGAGTGGTGTCCGAGCATACCACCTAGATGGAATGAGCCTGAGATTAACTCTGATGATTTACAATTAGAAACCAAGCAGCAATGGGCAGCATTCTATAAGGAAAAGAATCGAATCGAGGCTAGCAATCGAGAGTCCGCAGCCAAGCGCATATCATTCAACTCAACTATGGAAGCAGCCGAAGAATTCTCAGAGTTCGATGAGTTCTTCTTTGGATATAACCTAGATTTCAGGGGTCGTATCTATGCAGTTTCTGCATACAATGGGATGGGACCCGATGAGATGAAGGCCACCTTAAAGTTTGCTAACGGCAAGCCATTGGGCGAGTCAGGTTGGAAGTGGTTAGCCATTCACCTTGCCAACTGCGGTGACTTTGAAAAGATTTCAAAAGACACTCTGGAGGCGAGGGTCCAATGGGTGATGGACAATGAGGATTGGATTCTTCAATGTGTTGATAAGCCATTTGAGAATCGCAAGTGGTGTGATGCTGACAAGCCTTTGCAATTTATGGCAGCAGCTATGGAATGGAAAGGATTCCTTGAGCAAGGTGATTCATTCGTATCATCCATACCTATAGCCCTTGATGGCAGTGCTAGCGGACTCCAACATCTGAGCATGGCTACCCTATGCACAAGCACAGCCCGTAACGTAAACATCCTACCTAACGAGAAGCCGATTGACCTCTACCAGATTGTCGCTGACAAGGTGGTGACTCAGCTACGCAAGGACTCTGATAAACCACACGACCACTGGGGTCCAGACATCTTCAACAACATGGGAGTGAGGGTCCCAAATTACACTGAGCTTGCGCTTGAGTGGTTGAAGTATGGGTTTGGCAGGGCATGTGCCAAGCGTTCTGTCATGACCTATAGCTATGGGTCGAAGCAGTATGGTTTTAAGAATCAAATACAGGAGGACATCATGCATCCACTGCTCCGTGAGTGTAACAAGACGGGTGCAGATTTCCCGTTCAGTTATGACAACGGGTATCGTGCATCATCATACATAGCAAGGCTGCTTTGGGATGCTGTTGTTGATTCTGTTAAGAGGCCAGCGCAGCTAATGGATTGGCTCACTGATGCAGCCAGTAAGGTTGCCAAGGAAAAGTTTGAAATGCCAGACGGGACCATGCATGCCATGCCTGTCAGGTGGACCACACCTCTTGGATTTCCTGTCATGCAATCCTACTACGACAGTAACCCAAGGCGTGTTAAGACCAGCATCAATGGCAGCTTAATCTACCTCACTTTAAAGGAGCAGACCGACCAGATATGCACTCGCAAATCTGCACAAGCTATGGCCCCCAACACAGTCCACAGTTGGGATGCCTCGCACCTTGTGCTATCAGTGTCCAGAGCAGCAGAGTCTGGCATCACCAGCTTCTCTCAAATCCATGACTCATTTGCGACAGTCGCTGGTGACACGGATGAATACTGGCACATCATCAGGGAGAGTATGGTTGAGATGTATGAGGCTGGTGACATTGTCCATAACCTTTACCTTGAGCTACGCGCTCAGATGAAACCTGAGAATCGTGATGACATTCCACTGCCACCGAACAAGGGTACGCTGGACCTAGCTCAGACAGTAGAGTCTCGTTATTCTTTTGCCTAATACTTACAGTACTGTATCAGTTACTTAGCAAAGGTTGCACTATCACAGTAATAAAACTGTACCAAGCTAAATAGCTAACAGCCCCTCTTAAAACAGGGGCTTTTTTATGGAGGTCACATATGACTTACGAACAAATGAAAGCCGCCTTATTAATTATGAATGGTGAGCTTCTACCAGTAGACCTGACTGCTGCATTAGCAGGGCAGGGAATTTTAATAGACGAGTTCATAAAGAACTTTTCAAAATAACACTAGCGTTAATACGCACCTGACAACTAGGAATATTTTATGTCACAAAAATTACCAACAATCGTCACCCCTGAAGGCCGCACTGAATGGCTTAAGGCGTTCACCCCCGATTATAAGTTCAACGAATTGGGAGAGTATGGCTGCACACTAATCATTGAAAACTCAGCAGCACTTCCATTGATGGAAAAGTTGGATTGGTACATGCAATCCTCCATTGAACATGCGATGGATGAGACAGGCAAGTCTAAGGACAAGATTAAAACCAACCCACCCTACTCTATTGATGATGAGACAGGTGATGTGTCGTTCAAGTTCAAGCTTAAGGCAAAAGTGCAGGGTCGCAATGGTGACTTTGAGCAGAAGCCTTTGGTCATTGATGCACGGAAGGTCCCCGTTACTGATGAGGTTCCAACTTGGAATGGCAGTCGGGTCCGCATTGGGTTCCAACCTGTAGTTTATTACACGGGTTTGGTTGGTGCAGGCGTGTCACTGCGTATGAAGATTGTCCAGTTGATTGAAGCACTGGATGGTGGCGGTGGTTCAGGAGCAGCGTCTGGATTTGATGTCGAAGATGGCTTTGAGTTTACACCTACAGCACCTGTAGTTGCACAAGCAGAGGCGAGTGAAGACTTTGACGACATCCCCTTCTAAAGACTACTTCGTAGGTCTGAAGTATGGGTTCCGTTCAGGACTTGAGAAGAGAGTTGCTGATGAGCTTAACAGCCAAGGCATCTCGTTCTCTTATGAGGAAATGAAAATCGAATACACACGACCAGCGAGACAGTCTAAGTACACGCCTGACTTTGTCTTAACCAATAGCGGAATCATTGTGGAAACAAAGGGCCGCTTTATGACAGACGATAGAGCCAAACACTTACTGCTAAAAGCAGAGCATCCACATCTGGATATACGCTTTGTGTTTAGCAATCCGAAACAACGAATCTCTAAATCTTCAAAGACTACATATGCTATGTGGTGTGAGAAGCACGGATTCAAATATGCCAAAGGGAGTATACCAATCGAATGGCTAAGAGAAACAAAACCGAGTACATCATAGTCCACTGCACGGCAACACGTCCGAGCATGGATATAGGTTTGACTGAGGTGGATGCATGGCATCGACATCGAGGATTTTTTGGGTGCGGTTACCAACTCATAATCAGGCGTGATGGATTAGTTGAGAATGGACGCAGCATTGGTGATGTTGGAGCACATGCAAAAGGATACAACCACAACTCTATAGGCATCGCGCTGGTAGGTGGGGTGTCAGAACATGACGTGTCTATTTCCGAAAATAATTTTACGGACATTCAGTTTGATGTCCTTTCGGATGTCATCACCACACTTCAACTTTCATATGGAGACATTGAAATACTAGGACACAGGGACCTACCTGATGTGAAGAAAGACTGCCCTGCTTTTGATGTCAAGGAGTGGCTCAAATAGCAAAGGTTGCACCATCACAGTAATCAAACTGTATGCCCTTTTCGGAGGGCCATCATTCTTATGAACTCAACTATCGAGAGAAAAACTATGACTCAATCTAATCAAGTAATTGCACACCTAGAAACTGGACGCTCACTTACTTCCATCGAAGCCATTGGCCTTTATGGTATCACCCGACTTGCTGCTGTTGTCCACTCACTTCACAAGCAAGGCCGCACCATTAACGTGAACATGAAGACTGGCGTGAAAGGAAAACTTTACGCTAGCTACACACTGTAATGAGCAAGCGCGACCAAGATGATAGCCCAATGGTTGGACGTGAGAGTTGCCCTAGCTGCAACTCACGCGACAACCTTGTGCGTTACGCCTCTGGTAGAGCTTACTGCTTCTCCCTCAACTGTGACCACATGGAGTGGCCTGATGAGGGTGTAGACACCACAACTTTTAGGAGTAGCACACGCATGGCAAGTTCATTGATAGATGGTGAAGTCCGTTCACTTAGGCAACGTGGAATTACTGAAGAGACAGCCCGTCACTTTGGTTACAAGGTTGGTAGTCACAATGGACAACCAGTTCACATCTGTCCCCTTCATAATGTTGAAGGCAATTTGGTCGCACAACAACTACGCACTGCTGATAAGAACTTCCCCATCCTTGGGGACTTCAGTCAGATGCCCATGTTTGGTTCAAACTTATTTGAGTCAGGCAAGAAGCTTGTAATCTGCGAAGGCTCCATAGACGCGATGTCTATCTCACAGATACAAGACAACAAGTGGCCTGTTATATCCGTGCCAAATGGTGCGGCTGGTGCAGCTAAAAGTATTGCTGCGAACATGAGTTACTTTAATAAGTTCCAAGAAATTATCCTACTTATGGATGGAGATGCAGCAGGTGAGGCAGCAGCCAAAGCCTGCGCTCCACTGTTTGAGGCAGGCAAGTGCAAGATAGGAACTATCAATGGCTTTAAGGATGCCAATGAAGCCTTGCTAGCTGGTAAGCATCGTCTAGTTATGGATGCTATATGGAATGCGAAGACCTACAGACCTGATGGTATCGTAAGTCTGAAAGACATCCGTGCAGAACTAGACAAGCCTGTGGAATGGGGCCTGCCTTGGTTCCTTAAGACGCTCAACGCTAAGACCTATGGACGGAGGTATGGTGAAGTTTATTGTTTGGGTGCAGGAACTGGTGTAGGCAAGACTGACTTCTTAACACAGCAAATCATCTACGATATGCAAGAGTTAAAAGAGAGAGTCGGTGTGTTCTTCTTAGAGCAGATGCCTACTGAGACAGCCATTCGTTTAGCTGGCAAACACGCTAACAAATTGTTTCACATACCTGATGGTGATTGGACCAATGAACAGCGCAGTGAAGCCATTGATGCTCTCGAAGAGTCTGACATGATTCGCCTCTATGATTCCTTTGGAGTCTGCGAGTGGGATGTAGTTAAATCTAACATAGAGTACATGCATCACTCTGAAGGTATACGTGTGTTCTATGTTGACCACCTCACAGCACTAGCCACAGGGCAGGGTACTGATGAGCGTGTTGAGTTGGAGCGTATTACTTCTGACATAGCCAAGCTTGCAAAGAGACTAGGCATCATCATCACTATGGTGTCCCACTTAGCTACGCCTGATGGTAAGCCACACGAAGAGGGTGGTCGTGTAAGCATCCGCCACTTCAAAGGCTCCCGAGCTATCGGCTTCTGGTGTCACTACATGTTCGGCATGGAGCGTGACCAACAAGCTGAGAACATCAAGGACAGGCAGACTACTACCTTCCGTGTTCTTAAGGACCGATACACAGGTCAGTCAACTGGCATGACTATTCCACTTAACTACAACCAAGCAACTGGACATCTCTACGAGCAGACTGTGTTTGACATAGTCCCTGTTGATGATGCGATGGCTGCGTTCTAAGGAAACATTATGAAACTCATTGTTGATATTGAAACAAACGGACTGCTGGATGAGCTAACAACCATCCACTGTATCGTGGCTAAAGATGTTGATTCAGGTGAGGTTCATTCCTTTCGTCCCAATGAGATAGACAAGGGCATCAAGCTGCTTGAATCTGCTGATGAGTTAATAGCTCACAACGGAATCAAGTTTGATGTGCCTGCTATCAAGAAGCTATACCCATCATTTAAATCACCATCAATGGTGGACACTCTTGTGTGTGTCAGGTTGATTTGGTCCAGCATTAAAGAGGATGATGCTGTCCGCTTAGAACAAGTGCCAGGATTTCCAAGAAAGATGTTTGGGTCCCACTCTTTAAAGGCTTGGGGTTACAGGTTAGGTAACCATAAAGGTGACTACGCACAGCAAGAAGCAGCATGGGATGTGTACTCTGAAGAGATGCTTACCTACTGCCAGCAAGATGTTGAGGTAACTGCTGACTTGTATGCTGAGATAATCAAACAGGAATACAGTCCTCAGTCACTAGAGCTTGAGCATCAGGTTGCTTGGGTCATGGCTAAACAAGAGCGTAATGGTTTTGTGTTTGATGAGAAGAAAGCTGCACTACTTTATCGTGAGCTATCTGCTAAGAGGACAGACATAAGAGAAAAGCTAGATGGTTTGTTTCAGCCTTGGATTATTGCAGGTCCTCTCAAGACACCTGCTAGAACAGTAAACTATAAAGATGTGACTCGCGCATCAATGGTTGCTGATTGTTCATTCACACCCATCAAAATCATGGAGTTCAACCCATCATCTCGCACTCACATAGCAGACCGCTTAGTGAAAGTTCGTGGATGGAAACCTAAAGAGTTTACCAAGAGTGG